GAAGGGGTACTAATATGGCGAAAGCTGGAGGCACTGCAGGCGGGGGAATGGGTGGCGGACCAGATTCCGCTCCCGGAGGATCTTCGGCGTCAGGGCCGGGAACGGATGGCCCCGGTAACGCTCCCGGTGAGGGAATGGGCGCTGGAGCTTTTGGAGGTGGGGGAGGGGCTCAATCGTCACGAGAGATGTCCGCACAGGCTTTTAGAGAAGCTATTGCTAGGGCAATGGGAGTAACAGCCGCTACTCCTTCGCCTATGTCTTCAGAAAAATCTGCCGCTCAAGCGGCTCAAGAATCTAGAGATCCAGCTTACAGAGACGCAGCGGTTGAAGCACAAGTTATGGGGTCTTCAACTGATGACGCTGATGCAATTGGAAAAGCAATGCAGGAAAATGGAGCTTTTATTGATGACCGTGAAGCAATGATTGGTGCTGCTTCTCCTAGCGCTGTCGGAGTAAGTTTAGATGATCCTCAAGGAACTGAAGAAGGATTAAATCAGGCACAAGTAGCAGCTGATACTTTAGGTGCTAGAAGCTCTCGACCTAGCGCTCACCCATCAAGAGATACTAGAATAGGTATGACATTTGGAGTTGGAAGACCTGCTCTTACAGATCAAAAACAAAATGTAGAACCAGTAGATCAGTACGGAAGAGTTACAGCAATAGAAAACAAATTTAAAACTAATCCAGTAGGTAAAAAGGCTGCTTACGATAGCCTAAGAGAATATGCCAAAGCAAATATTGAAAGAGGAACTGCTCTTGGGAAAGCTATAGAAGCAGTTATGGGTTTGCTTGGTCCTATGTCAATGACGAATAATATTGGCAAACTTATGGACCTTGCAATGACAAAAGCTGGGTTTACTACTGATTCTCAGTTAAATATTATTGGCCTTGCAATTAGAGACGCTGAAGAAGTTTCTACTCAAGGACCTAAAGGAGCTGGCGGAACTCCCGTTGGATCAATAAACGATGGTTTTTACATGTCACAGCATGAAAGCGGGCGATTGCCTAACGTAGAACCTTGGATGAAAGGACTTACTGATCAGCAACAACAGTACTATTTTGATAGGCCAAGCGAGCTTGAATGGGTAAGAACCACTTGGTCTAAAGCATTTGGAGTTCCTTCAAAATATAATAATTAAAAAGCGGTCTGGTTACAGGCCATAACATAGGTGTAAAATAGGTGTATAACATGGAGAAAAAAATGGTAGCAAATCAGTTTAGAGCAATGGATCGTATGTTTGAGCGTATGATGGGTTTTACTGGACATCGTACTCCTCTTGCAATGGTAGAATCAGCAATGGACAGGATGGAGTCGATGCTTAGCTCGATTCCAACTAATAGTGAAGAGTTCACGGTATGGAAACTTGTCCCTACAACTTATAGGACTGAAGTTCAAAAGGATGGTTCCATCCTGTTCAAAATTGTTGAAAAGAAAGAAGACCAGAAAAGCGAGTTTTCTGAACACTTGAGGGGTCCTGACGTAGATGCCGATAAAAAGGTGTAGTCTAAAAAACGGGAAGAAAGGGTACAAGTGGGGTGACAGCGGCAAGTGTTACCCCACTCGTGCTCAAGCCGAAAAGCAAGCGGCAGCTGCCTATGCTTCAGGCTATAAGAAAAAGTGACATTACCAGAGATTTCAAAAGATGTATATGCAAACACTAAAAATGCTGAAGCTGCGGTTGCCTTCGCAAAGTGGGCGCAAAATGCTGAGTATGATCAAGTGGTTAATGCATATGCTAAGTGTCATAATGATCCTAACCTTGATGATTCCTTTGTTCGTACTCTTGGGCAGCTTGACAGGTATTATCTTGGCGTGTTTTTATGCAACCGCCACGACATGTTACATCCGTGGATATATGAGAGATGCCGTGAAGTCGAAAGTGACAAAGATAGAAGACTCGATCTTTGGGCCAGATTTCACTATAAAAGTACTATAATAACTTTTCTTGGTTGTGTTCAAGAAATACTTTGCAATCCTGACATAACCATAGGCATACTGTCTTATTCATCTAAGCAGGCTAAACCTTTTCTTCGTCAGGTAATGCAAGAGTTTGAATCAAACGAAAAGTTGCAGGCTTTGTTTCCAGATATTCTTTATGAGAAACCTAGGCAGCAAGCCTCTAAGTGGGCAGAAAACGAAGGCATTTGTGTAAAGAGAAAGTCAAACCCTAAAGAGCAGACTGTAGAAGCTCACGGTTTGGTAGACGGACAGCCTACTGGTCGCCACTTTCAGTTGATTATTTACGATGACGTTGTTGTTCAGGAAAGCGTTTCTACTCCAGAACAAATAGCAAAGACGACCACCCAGTGGGAGTTATCCCTTAACTTGGGATCTACTCATAATCCTAGATATCAGTATGCTGGAACTAGGTATTCATACGGTGATACGTATGGTACGATTTTGCAGAGAGCTGCAGTTAAACCTAGAATACACACTGCTACCCATAATGGGCAAATGGATGGTATACCAATCTTCCTCACTCCAGATAGATGGGAAGAGATTAAGAAAACAACATCTACTTATACAGTAGCTTGCCAACAACTTCTTAATCCAATTGCTGGTAGCGATGTTGCGTTTAAGTCAGAATGGTGGAGAGAGTGGGAAGTAAGGCCGTACACTATGAATGTGTATATACTTGTTGACCCAGCTAGCTCAAAAAAGAAAGAGTCAAACAGAACAGCAATGTGCGTAGTTGGTGTTGATGCTAACTACAACAAATATCTTTTAGATGGCGCTTGTCATAGAATGAGCCTGTCTGAAAGATGGGATAATTTAAAGAAGTTAAGAGCCAAGTGGAAAAGAGCTCCGGGAGTTAGAGAAGTAAAAGTAGGCTATGAGCGTTACGGTGCTCAAAGCGACATTGAGCATTTTAAAGAGATGATGCGTATAGAAGGAAGTAACTTTCCAATATACGAGTTAAACTGGGTTGGTGGTGGAGGGTCACAATCCAAAAAGGATAGGATACAAAGATTAGAGCCAGATCTAAAAGATGGTTCTTTCTTTTGGCCTTACCCAACAGATAAAAATATGTTAACATCTTTGCAAGAAGATTTAAAGGAAAGGAAACAAGAGTTTCTTTTATCTAAAAAAATTCTTTGTAAAGATGAAAATGACAAAGTATATGATCTTGTTAAGTGGGTAAGAGACAACGAGTACAATCTTTTTCCTACTATTCACCCAGACTTTTTGGACGCATTATCCAGAATATACGATATAGATCCTACACCTCCTGTAGTTAGAAGTTACAGGAATTTGGAACCGGAAGCAGAGGCAGCTTACTAATGGCAAGAAAAGCTAGAATAGGACGAAAGACATACCAGCCTAGGCGAGTAGCCTACCGTATGTCAAACGGAAAAGCTTTTTACGAAAAACAGCCACGCAAGTTTCCTTATGGAGTTTTACCATACGTGCAACCGACATATTGGGTATCGGGGTATTGTGTGGATGACTAATGAAAAAATTACTCCTTTGTTTTCTTTTAATATCAAATAGTTCTTTAGCTCAACAAGAACCGCCAGAGGACATGTATCATTTTGATGCACCGTTTACTCTGGCATGTACACCAAGCTTTATGAGTATGGTGGACCATCTGGCAAATGACTATGGCGAAATACCTATGGTCATGAGCCACATGAGTCAAGATACAACAATTGTATTATTTGTAAACAAGGAAAGCACAACGTCTACTGTAGTCGTTACAAGACGTGTAAAAACTGAAGAAGAGGCTTGCATTATATGGGCAGGCCAAAGCAACGGCACTTCTTTCAGCGTTAATCCTGATCCTGTTTTTCCTGAAAAAAGTTTATGAATATACCAACGTATCTTATAGGCGCTATTATTTTTATTATAGGCCAAACAGTTTCTGCCATTTGGTGGGCAAGCGCAATGTCTTCTGATGTTAAGTCGTTACAGAAGTACACTGATAAAACTATTCCTGCGCTTGAAGCCGAAGCAAAACAGTGCGCTCTTGAGATACATAATCTTAAAAAACTAGAGCATGATCGTGATCTGCTTGCGGAAGCGGTAAAAGGATTAGATGTGCTTGCCTATCGAGTAGGTTCAATTGAGGCAACTATTGACCGCGCCTTTGGCAAGGAGATGCGTTAATGGATATGTCTGTAATGACGGATATGCTGTTTGGCGTTTTAATGGTTTTGTTTGGCGTAACAATACGCAGAGTTTTTCAGTTGTTTGATCGCCTTCAGGACGAAGACAAGGTTCTACATAACCGAATAACTAACATTGCTTCTGAGGCAGTGAGCCGTAAAGAACTGAATGACTCTATTGATAGAGTGTTGAATAGGATTGATAAACTAGAAGAGAGGCTTATGAATGGCCGTTAAAAAAGATTCTCGTTTAGAAAAGGCGGGAGTGTCTGGATATAACAAGCCAAAGCGCTTGAAAGACGGAAGTGGAAAGTCGCACATTGTTGTAGCTAAAGAAGGAGACAAGATTAAAACAATTCGTTTTGGTCAGTCAGGAGTTAAGACAAATCAAACGGCTGGACAGCGTGAGGCATTTAAATCTCGCCACGCAAAGAACATTGCAAAAGGAAAAATGTCTGCTGCTTACTGGGCTGATAAAGTTAAGTGGTCGCCAAGCAAAACTAAATCGCCATCTAAGAAATGGGTTAAAGGATCATGAAGGGCGTTCCGCACTACTTTAAAGACGGTACTCTGCATAAAGGTGGAACACACAAAGACGCTAAGGGTAGGCTGATGTCTGGTGCTAGGCATACTGCTAACAGCAA